TTAAGAAAAGATATTGATGAAATTAAAGCATCTTTATCAATTTTAGTCAACAACCTTAATAAGTCCTAAATAGTAGAAGAAATTATTAAAGTATATAAATGGCAGCTGTATTTGTTTCTAATCTTGTAATTAACGCAGGAGCCACATTTAACCAAGAATTTACTTTAACTCAAAGTGATGATACTGGTCCAATAAATGTTTCAGATTTTACTATAACAGCTCAACTTAGAAAACATGGTGGTAGCACAAACAAAGTAGATTTTACTACAAATAAAGTTAATGCGAGTCAAGGTAAAATACAAATTTCACTGACTCCATCACAAACTTTAGCAAGTGTTGTAAAACCTGGTAGATATGTTTATGATATAATTCTAACTGATGGTGCTGGTGATAAAACGAGAGTTGTGGAAGGTGCAGCCCTTATTAGGGAGGGAGTTACAAGGTAATGTCATCAATTAAAGTAAGAGTTGGTCAGGCAAATGCGATAAAAGTTCTTTCCAGTCAAGCGGGAGGAACTCTTCAAGCTGAGCAAGCTAGAAATGTAGTTGGTGGTATAGCTTCTGTTACTCAATTAAATGTTTCTGGTGTTTCCACATTTGTGGGAATCATCACGGCACAAAGTGATGTATTTTTTGATGGGAATCTTACTGTTGGTGGTGATATAAGTCTTGATGAAATTACAGCAAGAAATCTAGATATAACTGGTATTGGTACTATTGCATCTTTAGGTGTTTCAGGAGTAACAACCAGTCAACACTTAAATATTATTGGAGTATCCACTCTTGGAACAGTATCATCACTATCTGTATCTGGTCTTTCAACTTTTAGTAGTAATGTAAGTTTTGCATCTTCAGCATTATTTGGTGATAATGATAAACTTCTGTTTGGTGATGGAAATGATCTTGAATTGTATCATAATGGAACCGCATCATATATTGATAATAATACAGGACCACTATATATTAGAAATAATGTAAATGATGATGATGGAAGCAACATTATCATTCAAGCAAAATCTGGAAAAACTTCAGCAGTATTTCAAGATGATGAGGGTGTAAGACTTTACTATAATGATGTTGAAAAATTTATCACCACTGAAGATGGTATAATCGTAAGTGGAATTGCTAGTGCAACATCTTTCCAAGGTGCTAATGCAACTGCTGCATCATTCCCATTAGGTCTTACAGCAACAAATGGAATTTTCTCTGGAAATGTAAGTATAGGTGGAACACTTACATATGAAGATGTAACAAATGTTGATGCAGTTGGTCTGATCACTGCAAGAACAGGAGTAAGAATTCTTGATGGTGGTTTAATTGTTACTGCTGGAATTTCAACATTTGGTGCAATAGCAACATTTACAAGTAATGTATTTGTTGATGGTACATTAACTGCTGGATTAATCGATGGAGGTGTATTCTGATGGCAAAACCAAATAGTAAGCAAACATTGGTAGATTATTGTTTAAGACAATTAGGTGCACCAGTATTAGAAATTAATATTGATGATGATCAAGTTGATGATTTAGTTGATGATACAATTCAATTATTTAATGAGAGACATTATAATGGTGTCGAAAAAATGTATTTGAAATATATTTTGACTCAAGATGATATTGATAGGGGAAGAGCTACTGGAACAACAGGAGTTGGAATTGTAACTACAACAACTACATCAAATGGAGTAGGCATTGCGAGTACAAATTTTAACTGGTATGAAAACTCAAATTATTTACAAGTGCCAGAATCAGTAATTGGAGTAGAAAAAATATTTAAATTTGACACAAGTACAATATCTGGCAGTATGTTCAGTATCAAGTATCAGTTATTTTTAAATGACTTATACCAATTCAATTCAGTTGAATTATTACAGTATAGTATGATTAAAACTCGATTAGAAGATATAGATTTTTTACTATCTACGGATAAACAAATAAGATTTAATCAAAGACAAGATAGATTATATTTAGATATTGATTGGGGTGCAGAGGAACCAGGAACATTCATAGTTCTTGATTGCTTTAGAGCACTTGATCCAGATTCATTCAGTCAAATATATAATGATTATTTCGTTAAAAAATATCTGACAGCATTAATGAAACGTCAATGGGGTCAAAATTTAATTAAATTTAAGGGAGTTAAACTACCAGGTGGAATTGAATTAAATGGAAGAGAAATATATGAAGATGGTCAAAGAGAATTAGATGCAATTAAAGAAAGGATGTCTCAAGAATATGAGTTACCACCTTTTGATTTTATAGGGTGATAACAAATGGCATTAAATCCCTTTTTTCTTCAAGGATCTCAAAGTGAGCAAAGACTTGTACAAAGTCTAATAAATGAACAACTTCAAATTTATGGTGTTGAAGTTGCATATTTACCTAGAAGAATAGTTAAGAAAGATAATATTTTTACAGAACTTGAATCTTCTTCTTTTGTTGATAATTTTGCGATTGAAGCATATGTCAATACCTATGAGGGATATGGTGGTGCTGGTGATGTAATGACTAAATTTGGAATGAGTTTAAAAGATGAAGTAATTTTAACAATATCAAGAGAAAGATTTGAGGATTTTATTTCTCCATTTTTAGATGCATTGCCAGAAGATGAAATAGAAGTTTCATCCAGACCTAGTGAAGGAGATCTTATATTTTTTCCTTTAGGACAAAGACTTTTTGAGATAAAATTTGTAGAGCATGAGCAACCTTTTTATCAACTAGGTAAAAATTATGTTTATGAACTTAGATGTGAACTCTTTGAACTTCAAGATGAAGTTGGTGGATGGGATCAAATTAGTGGAGTTACTGAAGAAATTGATGATACTCTAGTAGATCAAGGTTATATTACTTCTTTAAAATTAATTTCTATAGGATCAACTGCAACTTTAGGTATTACAACAGCATCTGGTTATGTTAGAAATATTGTTCTGAATAATGATGGATATGATTATACAAAAGTTCCAACAGTTGCTATCACAACTGCTCCAGATGGTGGAACTAACGCAAGTGCAGTTGCAATAACAACTTCAGTAAATGGTGTTCATTCAATTAAAGAAATACTATTAACGAATGCTGGTGCTGGATATACTGTTACACCTACAGTTACAATTGTTAGTGCTGGTTCTACAATTCTTGGAATTGGTTCAACATCTTATGGTGTAGGTGCTGCTGCCACTGCTAATTTAGTTACTTCTAGTGTTGGTATAGGATCCGTTATAATATCAAATAGTGGAAGTGGATATGCAACTTCACCCGAAATATTCTTTGGAACTCCATCTTCTGGTGTCGGAACAGCTACTGGTAGAGTTGCAATTAGCACTGATAATCTTGTAACAGGAGTTTTATTATCAGATGCAGGTATTGGTTATGATGCTGGCACTGGAATTGCTACTGTTTCACCACCACCAGTTATTACAGGTATTGGAACATATAAATTTAATGAACTTGTTACAGGTTCTGCTTCTGGTGCAAAAGGTAGAGTTAAAACTTGGAATATTACTACAAATACTCTTAAATTAGGAACTACAGATGGAACATTTATTCCTGGTGATGTTGCAGTTGGTGCAACATCTGGAGCACAATATACAGTGGATTACATAGAGTCGGCAGAATTTGTTGATAAATATGATAAAGGTGATGAAATCGAAAGTGAAGCTGATGACATCATTGACTTTTCAGAAGGCAACCCATTTGGTACATTTTAATGTTAGGAACTTATTACTATCACGAAATAATGAGAAAAACAATAGTTTCTTTTGGAACATTGTTCAATCAAATTTATATTCGTCATGACGACTCTGCAGGAAACACATATAGTGAAATGAAAGTTCCATTAGCATATGGTCCTTCTCAAAAATTTCTTGCAAGATTAGAACAACAAGCAGATTTAAATAAACCAGTTCAAATAACATTACCAAGAATGTCATTTGAAATGACATCAGTTAATTATGATTCTACAAGAAAGGTTGGTGTAACACAAACTTTTAAGGCATCTGATGGAACTAATATGAAGAAAGTTTATATGCCTGTTCCATATAATGTTGGATTTGAATTAAATGTTTTAACTAAATTAAATGATGATGCATTACAAATTGTAGAACAGATACTTCCATATTTCCAACCATCATTTAATTTAACTGTAGATTTAGTAAAATCTATAGGAGAAAAGAGAGATATACCAATTGTTTTAGATAGTATTAATTTTCAAGATGATTATGAAGGAGATTTTTCTACAAGAAGAGCACTTATATACACATTGAATTTTACAGCAAAAACATACTTATTTGGTCCTGTTGCAGAGTCTTCAGAGGGTCTTATTAAGAAAGTTCAAGTTGATTACTACCCTGAAACTAATACTAAAACTGCAAAACGTGTTCAGAGATATACTGTCACACCAGATCCTGTTACTGCAGGTCCTGATGATGATTTTGGATTCAGTGAATCTACATCTATATTTTCAGACGCTAAATCTTACAGTCCTACACAAGGTAAGGATATTTAATTATGTCTGATAA